AGTAATAGTACCATTGTTAAACTGCCCACTTGATGCCAAGAGACCTACATGTATTTCATCATCCTTACCAAAGTTAAGAGATAGTACATCCTTAAATTTTTTATCTAATGGCATCCTAGCACCTCTATCCTTCCTTAACTAACAAGCTTTCAATAAAGTCATTTGTAGCTTCTTCTTTAGTAACATCTTTTAAAAGATTCAAGTATCCCTCAAAAAACCAACAACGGTCATCCAATAAAGTATTATCAGTAAATCCAAAGAAAGAATAAGCACCATGTAAACCATTATCTACATCTTTACTGATAAAGATAATATTATTAGCATTACCATACACCAAGATACCATATAAATTGTGGTGTTGGTCTTTAACATACTTAGCCTTATACTTCTTACCATAAATTTTTACAGTAAGAGGGTAATCATCATCCTTGACATCAGTAGAACCAAAACCACCAATACGTTCTGTAGTTATAATATCATCACCAATATTTACACTGTGAAAGATACCTTGAGCAATAGATTCACCTTTTTTAATAGTAATTTCTTCATAACCAATATTAAGTAAAACAATTTTGATAGTGTCTCCTGTAGCAAAGTAATCAGAATCAATTACACCTACACCTAATGGATTGATAAGTCTTTTTTGAGCAAAGCTAGAGCGACCATAAATCCCTAACCATAAATCATTAGAGAAATCACAAGCTACAAGTGAATCAATAATAACTGTTTCCTTTGGTGCAATAGTAACAGTATTAGGTGCTTTAAAATCATACCCAACAGAGTTTTTTGTAGCACGCACAGGAAGCAGTCTATCGTCCTCTGTATGCCATTCAATATAAGTCATTAATATATTCCTCCACAATATCCCTAATCTTGATTACAAGCCGTTTCTGAGCGTCTGGTGACACTACATGTAAACGACTAGCATAATATAGAATTACCATCTGAGTAATATCCATATCTTGATAATCAATTACTTGTGGTACTTCATAAGTAAAGTCACTAGGTCTTTCATAATTTTTATTTAAGCTAATACGCTTATACAAAAACTCTAAAGCTTTTTCTAGGTCTTGCTTACCACCCTTATACTTATGTCGCCATACATATTTAATGGCTGTAGCTACAAAATAATCAAGCTCATACTTAGCAATAAAATCCCAACACTCTACATTGTTAGCATTGTAGCGTTGTGGGTTATGTACTTCAGAATCAGAATTTTTTTCTTCTTCTTTTTCAAGAATAACTACTTTATTACCTTTAGACATGTTAAATAATTTAGAAGTATTAAGTGGTTGATAAACTACATGATATTCTTGAATGTCTACACATTCCAAAGGTTCATTACTATATCCAGGTTCATCTACACGAAAGATGTCTCCTATTTTCAATTCATTTGCCTGCATTTAGAAGCTCCCTTCAATGAGAAATTCTTCTTCAGTAACTCCTGCAATTTTAGCAAGTTTTTTGATTGAAGAATCAGAAGCAAGTTTTTTCTGATTGATGTAGTTTTGGATAGTAGTGTGACTTACACCTAAAGCTTTAGCAAGCTTTAACTGAGTCCATCCTTGAACATATAAGAGCTTAGAGATGTTGTAAGCAATAGCTTGCATTTTTTCCTCTTTACTCTTCATCATCCTCTTCTTCGTCCTCGTCTTCTTCCTCATCATCATCTTCAAGGTCATCTTCATCACCGATAGGAAGATAGTCTTTAATTTCTTTAAACTTAGGATTTCCTTCTTGTGGTGCTACTTCAACATTCAATGATTCACCAATGAGGTCTTCAGAATCAATTTCATCTACAGTAACATCAAAGTCTTCAAAACCAACAGCACGAACCATACTTTGGAACAACTGACCTGAGATGTAGTTATCAAAGAAATTACTTGACATTGTAAGTGATTTACCTACAAAGGTAACTTGTGTAGCAGGTTTCTTGTCTTTACCTAGTTTTACACGTTTGATTTTAGTAATTTTTACTTCATGGATACCATCCTTGATACCCTCTGCGTTTTCAAATTTGATTTTCATTATTCTTTATCTCCTTTAGATTTTTTAGTTGTTTTAGATTTTTTTGTTTTAACTGTTTGAGCAGATGAGTTTTCAGTCACTCCTAAGACTTTATTAATATCATTCCATGTAGGATTGATAAGCTTATCAGGAACAGAATTTTTTTCAGGTGTACGCACCTTAAGCGTGTAGATATTAGAATCACTGAGTTGGATTCCATAATAAGTTACTTTCTTAGGCTTACCATCAACTTTTTCTTTTTTCTGATATGTACGAGCGTTAGCTACAAGAGAGCAGGAAGCTAGTAGATAGTCACGAATAGAACCTTGTAAGTCTGCTGTGATAATTTTAGGAAGGTCTTCATCTTCATCTTCAAGATTAATTTGTTTCTCTTGACAAATGACATAGATATTTTTTCCTGCATTTGCAAAACGTACCAATCTATCAATGACTGAAATCATTTCTTCCTTTGCATAACCATATAATTGCAAGGTCATGCGTTTAGCTTTCTTATCGTTCTCAATAAGATAGTCATATAGAAATTGTTGGATTTTAGTTAAATGGTCAATAGCAAAGCTATCATAATTTTTTACCTCATCCAACACTTCCAAGAAATCCTCCCAGGATTCCACTGTAGCTACATCAACGGTCTGACCTGATTCAGCTACATCATTCATGATTGTAGATAAACCATTATCTGCATCAGCAACTAAAATTTTTCCTGGCAAAGAGGAAATAATTTTGGTCTTACCTTTACCAGGCATACCATAAATGGTAGTAAGATTATGTGGTTTAATCTCACTAAGTTTTTTCAACTTAACCATGTAGTTTACTCCTTTAAAAATTTTTTACCTAAAAGGTAATGACAGCCAAGGGAGTTGAACCCCTGTAGCACATAAGACAAATGAAATGTACGCATGTAACGTTATGAAATAAAGAAAGGTAAAATTAATTTTTTAGAACAGTGTTGTGCTTTAACCTTTGCTGTCTCAATAGGGCTATAAGCCCTTAAATTATTTTTTGAAATTTTTTCTATAGTGCTTATCAATCAACGCACTACGCTTGTAGCTTGTAGCTTTAGAATTAAATCCTGCTAAATTCCAAGCTAGGATACATAGAAAACCTAGAGCTACACAATACACTGGATGTGCAATGATATACCTAATAATATCCATTATTCAACCTCTTTCACTTCAACGCCTGGACAATTGAATACCCACCCAAAATCAGCTTCTTCTAACTCTTTACGGGTGTGGGCCACTCGAAACTGATGTGTCTCCTGTCTGCTATTGATATACCAATTGCCGTCAATCTCGTGATTCAAATATCTAGCGTCGCCACAAACTCCTTTGAATTTGACTATATATCTAGCCTCTTCCTTGACCTCATAGCCAAACTGGTGCATGTTTACGAGGGTTTTGATTGATTCATTTTCTACATCATCAAACCATTTACAAAAATCTGAAGTTCTTTCTTTATCATCCCAATTTCTAATCAGGTAATATATCTCATCCTCTAAATTATCTTTATGTTTTTCATACCAATCAGCTACACATTGAGGAACTACTTCCTTATATTCTTTTTGGTATCCATTATTTTCTTTCTCCCTATAGATTATCAAAGCTGAATTATTAAAGTAAGTAGCACTTACACCACCATCAGCAACAGCAGAAACATTTGACTGATACTTAATATCAATAACTTCAATATCAGGAATTTCTTCCAAGAAATCATTAATTAAATCATCAATTTCTTCAGGGTCAAGAAAACTTTGACTAGTTACTAAATATTTAGTTTTAATCATTTTCTACCTCAATAATCTGTACTCCTTCACTATCAAACACCCAACCAAAACCATTTTCTTCAAGGAATGTTTTTGTAAAATGTGTTTTAAAGTATGTTGATTCATCTACACTACTTAATTTAAAAATTTTTGTTTCTTTTTCATAGTTTAGATAACTATAAACATTATCAAAATTTTTAAATTTTACCATATAAAGTTTTTCTTCAGTCTTGTAACCGTCTAACCAAGCTCTTGCAAATTTTTCTTGATTGTTACTATCATCTAGCCAACCTCTAATCACACCATTACTAACAAATTTACTTGTTGTCATGTTTAAAGCACCCATAATAGAGTATTTAAAACTTTTCATATACTCTAAATAGTCAGCAATATGTTTAGGTAATGCAACTAAATTTTTTTCTTCCATGTTGTTTACTCCTTATTTTATCTTAATACCCTTTTATTGTACCACTAAGAGTTGCAAAATGCAACCCTAAACTAAAAATTTTTTCAAATTCCTTTAAAAAGTGTTGTAATGCCAATCCCTAAAGCTTCAGCAATATTTTTTATTTTCACTAAAGTAGGGTTAATATTTTGGCTTTTCATGTTTGATATATGGTTAGGTGATTTTCCTAACTTAAGAGATAATTTTGTAATTGTAGTTCCTCTACGATTACACATATCTATTACATTCTCCCAAAATTTTTTTACTGATTCCTCATCA